CTCAGGTCGTAAGCTTATCCCATTTTAGTCCCCCTCCAGTTTAGAGTTTAACGACGAACTGGAGCGCGTCGTGCTTTCGGGTCTTCCATCATCTCGGCGAGCAACGAGAGGAGGTCAGTGAAGCTGCTGTGCGGACAGACTTCACATTCTTGAGTGGCAAACAGCCCGGTAGCTGAATACATACGAATTTCAGGAGTATAATCTAAAACTCCTTGGAGATCGATGATATGTTTGTCACTATTTAACAAGTTTTCTAATTCCACTTGTAAAGGAATTGGGATTGGGTCAAACCCAATGGCACCCTGTTCTATAGGGTAGCGCATTTCAATATCAGGTTCAACGTGTTTTGGGTAATTGTCCACGTCAATATTACGATATTCCCATGTATCGATATGTAAAAACCAGTTCTTAAAAGGTGTGTTATAGGAAGCTGTCATTCTTCCTATTCTATTAATTAAAGCACACAGAACTGGATGGCCTGGACTTAGGTGGTGCAAAGAAGATCCCATACATCTTAAAATAAACATTTGTTTTGCATGGTTCAATTTGGCTTTATTGCGGACCCACATGGTGGATAATTTTTTGGGTATATTTACATAAATTTTACCATTAATCCAACGTTTTTGTAAAAAATCGGTTTCTCCTTCATAATAACCGAAAACGCTGTCACTAAATTCGAACCCTAACTTTGATAAGAGCACAGGATCCATGACGCCGCTTTCTACGAGAGCATCATCTCCTTCAGCGACCATTTTGATGTCGGTCATACCGCGCTTCATGGCACAAAATTGGGCCAAAGCAATATTAATTACGCCGTTACCAAATGAAGTTTGAAAGTCGCCAGAATTTCTGGAGTTAATAAACATGGTTACTCCACAGGATTTCAAGATCCTACCATCTAACATACGATCATTGTATGTTTTGATTAATCTATGAAATCCAGAACGTAGTAACATTTCTTTAATGATCCAATCTTCACATTGGCGTACAATGAAAATGTCGCTACATTCGAAGCTCGAATAGTCAGTGACATTATGTGGACGGTCGGAAACGGAACATATCTTGTTCACAATTTCATCAAGTGGCTCATGCTTGATTTGAAATTGCTTGATTGGTCCTTCATTCCAGACATCAATACATTTTAAAAATTGACAGAATTCCATTAACAGGACAGGGCTCATCACCATGATCAGTCGCGGTTTGGGGCAATAACCTTCTTCGTATTTCTTGGAACTATTTTCAAGTTTAACAAAACAACTGTTCGAGTCATAACTGCTCATGGACTCACCTTCTAGGTGTGTTTTGTAGGATTGTATAGTTCCATCAACCCATAGTTTACTTTTCTTCCCAGTATAGTGTGTTCGGAAAAAATCAATTGGTTCCTCATACACTAATTCAGTGAAGTTGCAACCATCAAGCATTGGTAAATAGAATTCTTTGAAGAAGTTAAAGAATTCATTTAGTTCTGGACACAACTCAGGTGCCAATTTGCCCATGCTTCTGTTTACAAAAGCAGCAATAATGCCAGGCTGGTCGGTTACAGGTAACATACCAGGTGACAATGGAATGCCATTATTGTAAATTACTCCAATTGGAGCGGTTGCGATTGGTACATTCACTTTGACTGGTGCAACATTGGGTTTGATTTTCACAATAAAATTGGGAAAATCTTCAGGGATTCCCCCACCTCGGATGTTTAAAGCTTTTACCATTTCGTAAGCTTTCTTAACATTATCCATGACCTTAGCTGGAATCTTGGATGTAACGGTAGGGGTATTGTATTGAGTGATAACTGACTTATCATTAACAGGTGTCTTATCAGCGTGGATGATTTCAGATGCTGTATTTAAATAGAAGATGCTATTTTTAACCAAATCTGGAGTTGAAACGTCAACATTAAAATCTTTCAGTGTCAATAATGACGCAGCCTTAAGTTGATCAAAAGGAACAACCTGTATATCATGATAATTTGTTAGGGTCAACATGGAACTAATTACAAAGTTTCGTTCATCGAGGACAAACTCATCGGGTATATCTAAAATACTGATCATGTACAACCCAAAATGCATTTGAATGGACGCCCACAGTCCCAATAGAGGTGTTGTGAGGCAAACTAACAATTGCATAGTGCTTACAATATTCTTCCAATTTAGTTGTACACTGTATTCGTATTTCATATTATACTGAACGTCTTCCTGTGTATACTTATCACGTTTCTTTTTCGCTGACCTAACGTCGACATCAGTGGGAATGACCTTGGCATTGATACCCATATTTACCAACTTTTTATTCAATCTGTAAAACCAAAAATGATGGTCTTTATTCGTTGAGATTGTTTCTGGCATATCATTGAAACTAATGGGTTTACCACCATAAGTGCCCAAAACATAATGTCCATAGGAAACTTCGTCCTCATTAAAAACATTATGTTGGTAAACCAAAACGGTCCATTTAAAGACTGGGTCGTTCTGATTACAACTTATGATTCTGTAACCCTTAAATTTAAAACCAAATGTGTCTTTTTCTGACATAGCATTATATGCATGTTGGTCATCCTTCATCAATATCAGTAGGTTTCTGCCCAAAGTTTGAGCGAAAACTCCCATGTGGAGAGGGTCACCGACGTCATAAGCATCTTTGGTGTTAAGATCAGCCATAAATTTGGCAGCATGTTTTGATTGTTTAAATTCTATTTTACAAGACATGCACTGATGTACGTAACCGCAATACGGAACACCATGAGCGTCATATTCCGTTATGTTATCACTAATTTTGGAGTTTAATAACTCCCATTTGTAGAACGACATTTGAGACTTGGGAGGGGCATTGATCCTGATTTCAATTTTTTCAGGTTCCGCCAATTTGTCACTTGGGCCTTCTTCCTTTTTCAGTTCTTTTTCTTTATTAGCTTGCTTGTCATTCAATTCCTTGACTTGTTCAGCAGTTAAAGGACTTTCAGGGCCTTTGTTTATTTTTGAGCTAGAGCCACTACCCTTATTTATTACTTTATCATTCACCATCCTTTTTCCTTTTGGTCCTCCGCCAAGGATCAAAACATTTTTGATGGTATTACTAGATAAATCTATTTTAAGAGTTATAATTTTGGTGGCTAACGCTTCTAAGCGTTGTTTTGCTCGTGACAAATGGATTATGTGGTTTTTAGCCCATTCCCGGCCATTCAATTCTGCGTCTAATTTGTTAACGAATTTCCTGGTTCTGACAGATATACCAGGGTTCTGTTCTAGTATTATTAACAAAAGGTCGACGCGGCTACACAACGTGAGTCCATAATTTTCGTTTTCTTCGCCTAAGATTTCTATTAAATATTGTATTTCGTTAATGTAAACGTCTATTAAATCATATTGTAGTGTTCGTCCTATTAAAAATTTTTGGACTTGGTTTAGAATTTTCACTACACTTGACGTACATTTTATTATATCTTGTGCTTCTTGACAAACGTATATTTCAGAATCTGGATCAGTTATATTATTGTGCAGACAGTATTGGTCTAGGGCATCTTGGGCGGTGAAGTTGTCCACATCATCAGAGTTGGTCCATGATCCGTTGTTACCATTCAATTGTGTCGTCACTAAAGCTTGGACATAAACGTCCAGACTGTGATCAGAAACACGTCTAAATTGAATGTAATAACCACAGCATTGACTTAAACCATCAATAAAATGTGTCGGTGTGACTGTTCCGTAGACATTCATACACCAGTTGACAACTTGTCTCCCCACTTCTCTGCTAGCTCTATTATTAAATTCTAGCATCATCCGTCGTTGATTGTGGTTTTCAACAATGACATCACTTAATTCGAAATCCATCAGATCAGGTGCTGAAGTTTCTAAATCGAAATTAAGAATTTCATCCTCTACATGAAAGGTGAACAAATATGTCGGACGGAACCCAAGATTATAGTTTACGTCTATTGGTTCGGGACCGTCACCAGCATTGTCGCTGGAATAACCTGGGCCAAAAAGACGGGTCTTTAAACGTTTTGCGTCGAAGCTAGATTGTGCTTCTTTTAAAGACTCTAAAGGTATGCGATGATAGAAAAATTTTTCACCATCTCTGATGTTAAAAGCTTTTGGCACAAATGCGGGACCATACATTTCTAATAACGGTCCTAAATCGTTACGCATTTGGTACATTCGTGCTCTAATTGTTTTTAAAGAAACATTTTTATTAACACCAGGAGCGATTTTATTCGCAATGAAATGAGTCATAACGAGATACCATTGTGTCTCATTATAGAACTCAAAATTGTGTTTGCCGAACATTTCATACGCCATGGCAATCGCAGATTTGCCATTGTACGTGTTCATGAATGCTAGATCATAGTAATAATGATTTTCAGTTATCACATCTATTAAATCTTCACATTTTAATCGGCGACCTCGTCCGTTGTTATTGGCATTAGTAACTCGCTTACCCATATAAGGTTTATTCTTTTTACCAATCTTAATTTTATTTTCAACTTTGAAGTCTTGTATATTTTCCTGAATTAAAATATCTTTGTTGCGTTTTTGTTTGATTTCATCATCTTCGAACTGAGCCGCAAAATCGGCGTAATTCTCATTATCATAAATAGCTGAGCGTTTGAAACCACCTGATTCGGCGTTAGCGTTTTTGCGGTACTGATTCTTCTTGCCTTTGCCCATTTTAAAGTAAGAAGTGCATAGCGGGGCTATGCGTAGTAACCATTAGCATAGTATATCGTAACCTGACGAGTTATAAGGTAACTAACCTTTGCTTATCAGCTCTGCGGGGTCTGGTAAACCAATTTAAATGCCACTTATTCGGATTCATCTGTACTGCTGGATGCGTAGCCGCAAGTACAGTCTATCCAATCACAACAAATATCCAAAATGGCTAGAAGGAAATTTGTTAAAAAATCATACATCTTTTAGTAATCGACACTGCGTTTTCCAGTGCCGAATTTGATGTTTTCTTTCGCCATAGTATCTTTAACAGCCTTGGCAAAGCTGGCCTGAGCGTCTGAAACCACAGCTCTTTGTGCTTTTGACAATAAATTTTGAACAGCATCTAAACCAACAACGTCTGCTTCTCCGGGAGTGAGTAAACTTTGTACAACTCCAGCTCCAACGTATTCGGCATGTGTGATCGCTTCAAAATAAAAGGATTGTCCGGGAATTCCGGTTATCATGATAAGTGTTGAAGCTCCACCATTGGTGTTACCGTTAATTGTAATATTGTCACCTACCGAATAGGGCCAAATTTGACGAGCAACGTTGGCGTTTTGATTTGTGAAGTCAGTACCATAAGAGGTTGGGGGTAATGCTACCAATTGTGTATAACCTTTTCGTACAGGGACGATTTCAGTGGCTTCTTTTGCTGACAATTGGTCAATTGTGTAACCGTTACCAGCGTTTCCTAGGGTATGTGAGTCACCAAGAGTGTTGTCACCATCGGGGTCAGTATAAGCATACACCAAACCGGAACGATTTAATTCAGTTCCAGTAAATTGCAGTCTTAATGCAGCACTTACAATTCTTGGCTCAATTTTAGCATTTCTTGTGGTTGCAGTAATCTGAGACGAAGTGTATGGTAAGTTGCTCATTACAGCAATAGCGGGTATAGTTGCTCCTCCAGATAAAATACCTGAGTCACTAGCAGCTGGTGCTGCCATATTCTGTGCGTATGCTGCAGTTGTGTAATAAACACAAGAAGAGTCATTGGCGACAGTAGGTGCAAACGCAACAAACCCAATACCTTGGGTACCAATATAGCCGGTACCTCTTATGAACCCCATAACTTTGTATGTTGGGTAAGAAGGCGTTGTTGGTATGTGCGCTGACCTGACTTCAGGATCAAACGGGTGGATGTAAGACTTTAAATACCTTGATGCTTCTGCACCCAATATCAATGCTTTACCACGGGAATCAGACTTCTTAGGTCTTTTGGTGCCGACTTTCTTACGGATCTTATTTAGTTTAGCGGCACCTTTATAAACTAATTTAGCGGAATTCTTACCGACGAATGAAGCTCCCAAGGCGATCCCCACCTCACGAGCTATAACTTTCTTCAGGTTATTACCTGGATTTCTATTATTATTTTTAGGAACTCAAATACGTTACAATATCATTGAGTCAAACGATATTACGGCTCAGACTACGTTGTTTTCGTCTTAATTTTTATACCGCCAGCTTGGCACTAAAGCCTTCGCGGTGGGAAAATTTTGTACCGCAGCACAGGTATTTTCCATTGGTTAACCAAATATTGCACAA